CTAACATGATTACATTAAACACAGACAGAAACAGCACAGCGTTTGTGGTAGGCGACACACCATTTAGACTGGCAGGTACATCTACAGCAGTGAGCAACTGGGCTAACAACTCAGCATCTGCGTCAAGTGATGGCGAAGACGGACTAGTATCAGCAAGTGACTACCTTGGAGTATTTTATCCATCAGGACTATCAACAGACAACACTGGAGCATCAGTTATTGTTCCACCAAGTCACATGATACTTAGAACTTTAGCCAACAATGACAACATTGGTTTCCCATGGTTTGCACCAGCAGGAACTAGAAGAGGTATTGTTGACAACGCAACAGCAGTTGGATTTATTGAAGCAAGTACAGGTGAATTTGAAACAATATCACTGACAGAATCAGCAAGAGATGCTCTTCATACTGCCAAAGTAAACCCGATAACATTCTTCTCAGGAGCAGGCATTGTAAACTTTGGTAACTTGACTAAAGTAGCATCAGCTTCAGCTTTGGACAGAATTAACGTTTCAAGATTAGTTGTTTTCCTAAGAACACAACTGGACGCTATTGCAAAACCTTTCATCTTTGAACCAAACGATCAACTAACTAGAAATGAAATCAAACAAGCAGTTGAATCATTCTTGCTAGAACTTGTAGGTCAAAGAGCATTGTTTGACTTCTTAGTTGTATGTGATGATACCAATAACACAGCAACTAGAATTGACAGAAACGAGTTGTATGTGGATATAGCAATCGAACCAGTTAAATCGGTTGAATTTATATACATTCCATTGAGAATTAAAAACACAGGAGAAATTGCAAATTTAGGGAACTAATTTTTGGAATAAATAATAGGAGAAACATATGGCTATATCAACATTATCGAAATTTACAGTCCCTTTATCAAATGATCAAAGTTCAGCATCACAAGGCTTGTTGATGCCAAAATTACAATATCGTTTTAGAGTGGTATTGGAAAACTTTGGAGTATCAACTCCAAGATCAGAATTGACCAAACAAGTTGTTGATTGTTCAAGACCAAATTTAACGTTTGACAACGTAACACTTGATGTGTACAACTCAAAAGTTTATATGGCTGGCAAACACACTTGGGATCCAATAACAATTACAGTAAGAGATGACGTCAACAACGCAGTTACCAAACTGGTTGGTGAACAAGTTCAGAAACAATTTGATTTCTTTGAACAAGCATCTGCTGTATCTGGTATTGACTACAAATTTACAACGAGAATTGAAATGCTTGACGGTGGTAATGGTGCTTCAACTCCAAATGTATTAGAAACATTTGAATTATATGGAGCATTTATTGAGTCAGTGAACTACAACACTCTAGCTTATGCTACATCAGACCCAGTTACAATCACAATGAATTTAAGATACGACAACGCAATCCAAACTCCACAAGGTACAGGAATTGGCACAGCAGTTACAAGAACTATTGGAACTCTAGCAACAGGCGGCGGTATCTAAGGATTCGCATTTATAATATTCAAAAAGCGCCTTTAACGGCGCTTTTTTTATGGCCATAAATATGTAGTATGCCATCGATTAATAATTTTTTAAATTCATTTTCAAATGGCCTTCCAGGCATGAAGGATTATCGTCATGCGAGTCGGCTGTACCTAGATGACAACTACAAACTATTACCCAAACAAAAATTCTTATTTCATGTGGTTTTTGACATAGATAATTCTATTCCAATAAGAAGATTTACAAACAATGAACGATTAGAATTAAACATGTTGGTTAAAACTGCTGACCTCCCCAAGTACAACATGAACGTGGAAGAAAAACAGCAGTACAACAAAAAAACATACGTGGCTACTAGAATCAGTTACGAACCAATTAACATTACTTTTCATGATGATCATGCTGACACTGTGAACGCTTTCTGGAAAGCCTACTACGAATACAACATTTCTGACTCATTGACTGTGAATCCTAGTGTGGCAGGATTCAACACACAGGGTAACATGTATGACGACAAACCAAATGTTACACAGTATGGTATGGACAATGCTCAACAAGAAAAGGAACCTTTCTTAAAAAATATACAAATTTTTACTCTGCACAAACAGAGATTTACATCATTTACTTTGGTTAATCCTGTGATAGGGTCATGGTCACATGACAACCTAGACCAAGCAGACGGTCAAGGCATCATGCAAAACAATATGCAAGTGTTCTATGAAACTGTTCTATATGGAGCAGGTAGAGTCAAAAACGACATTCCTGGATTTGCCACCATACACTATGACCTAGAACCATCTCCTCTGTCAGTGTTGGGAGGTGGAACAACTTCTATATTTGGCCCAGGCGGTATCGTTGATGGTATCGGCAGTGTGATAGGTGATATCCAAAGAGGTGAATTTAGTGTTGCAACTATATTAAGAGGTATCAACACATACAACAATGCTAAAAAAATTAAAGCCAAAGATGCAGTCAAAGAAGAACTAAAAGGAATTGTCAAAGAAGGAGTACTGGACATTGGCAAACAGGCAGGCACCATTACAAATCCTGTAGGAAACTTTGCTATAGGAAATGCGGCGGTAACAGCAGTAGCGGCCGGGGCAGTATTAGCAACAGCCAAAGGATACAAAGACAGTAAAAGCAATCAGAATTCTGTAGCAATTAATAATACTGTAGCCCAATACACCGAAATACTTTCGCCCACTGAATCTCTTAATCTTGTGACCGCAAACACTGTGGCCAAAGACCGGGTAGCATCTGCTCTTTACTATCAAATTGTTGGATCTAGAAACGGACAAACCATTGCTGAAAGTGATGTAGCTTATGCGGCATTGACCGACAATGAAAAAAGTGTTTACAGAGACAAGGTGACTGCGGAAATTAAGACTTTGGTAGCAGATGGATATATAAAAATAAACAGAACCACACAAGATGTAAGTGTAGTGGTTGAGAAAGCAAATATATAATGGCTGAATTTTATTCAAATTTACCCCAAAAAATTAAAGACAATTTGCAGAAGACTGCTGACCGTCTTGTAAACGAAAATTATGAAGAAGGATTTGAATTTGCCCAAAACGATTATGATGTGACTGTCGGATTTTTTGTTAAGAGAGGATTTTCAAGACAACCAGCAGAAGACACAGCTTATATAATATTACAACAGGCTAAAATTGATTCAGTTCCAATTGGAAAAATTTTAGATCAATTGACCTACGCCAATCCATCACAACTATCAGAATTGATAGCAACCATCCTTAATGCTAACAGGTACAAATCTAGCAGACTAGGAGTAAAGAACGCTAGAGCTGTCAAAGACGTTGTATCAAGAAACATAGTAGACTAATGACATTACCAAGATTCGCCCGTGGCAAATTCTCTCCGAAGAATCCTGCCAAATATGTTGGAACAAAAACAGCAATGTACAGAAGTAGTTGGGAACATTCTTTTATGCGATTGTGCGACGAACATCCTAATGTGCACCAATGGGCATCAGAATCTATAAGAATTCCTTATAGGCATCCATTGACAGGCAAATACACTATGTACGTGCCAGATTTTTTTATTGTGTACATGGACAAAGATGGAGCGAAACACGCCGAGATAGTAGAGGTCAAACCCATGAGCCAAACCACCATGGAGGCGGCTGGACGAAGTCTGGGTAAACAGAAACAAGTAGTAATAAATCATGCCAAATGGGAGGCCGCGAATGCCTACGCTCGACAAAGAAGAATTAAGTTTAGAGTGGTTTCAGAAGAGCAACTGTTCCATAAAGGCACACGTAAGTAAATAAAACATGACCAAGAAACTAGAAGACATCCTAAATTTACCAAACGTTAAAGAAGCATTCAAAAAGGTAGATAAAAGTGAGAAAGATAAGAAACTAAAAGAGACTGCCAACGGAGGTCCAGCACCTAAAAACTTAGACCCACAGACTCAAAAGAACTTACAGAAGAGCTATGCTGAATTTGACAAGATAGCGGCATCATTACCACAGGTAAAAGGATTGGGAGAGCTGTCAGACCTAGAGTTAGACAAACTGGCCATGGAAGCGGAAGAGAGTTACAAGAATTTAATGGACCTAGGAATGAACGTGGACTCACGTTATTCAGGTAGAATATTTGAGGTTGCTAGTTCCATGCTAAGGAATGCCATAGACGCAAAAGGCTCTAAAATAGATAAAAAACTAAAGATGGTGGAACTACAACTTAAGAAACTAAAACTAGACAAAGATGGGTCAGATGACAATAACGAAGCAATTGACAGCGAGGGTACTATTATCACAGACCGTAATGAATTGATGCGTAAACTAATGAGAAAAGACTAAATAATAGCACAATGGGTGATTTTACAAANTATCTAACAGAATCTACAAAGCAATACGACTATCGTATCAAGATAGCTGGTGATATTGANAAGGGTTTTGGATCTTCTTTAGAAACAGCACTACAAAAATTTGAAGTAGTAAAATTATCAGCAGGTAAAAGTTCCCCTATTCAAGAAACACCACTGGACTTTCCATATCTTAAAAACACAAACGTAACTATTTTTGAACTAGCAACACATTATCCGGTATCGGCATTTGAACTAGCAGAGTATATTGCTAACCAAATGGATATCACTAAAGACAGAATCGTTGTGAGAAAACCAGGTGAACCCACAGAAGAATATCAAGCAGATATGAATGTTAAAAAAGACGAATCAGAATTCAAATCAGTTTTACAAGATTTAGAATACAAAGATGCTCCAGAAGTGCCAAAAGAAAAAGAGTTTGGTGACAAAGCAAATACTTCATTATTAAAAGAATTATTAAAAGATCGAGAAGAAAAATTTGAAGTTTCTAAAGGAACAGATAACAAAACACAAGAAATCATGGCAACAGCAACAGACACAAAAACAGGATCACCGATACACACAGGTAAGGCACCAGTGAAAGGAAATCCAGACCCAATAACACATTATAAATTTAAATCAATAGGAGCAAAAGCATAATGGAATTCGTTGACATACTAGCAAAATTAAGAGAATATGAAAAACAAGGACACAGTGTTGGAGATGCAATCAAAGGTGCTGAAATGACACAACCTAAAGTAGATGAAGTTGGTGGTATGAGTGACGTTCATATTGGTGCTCAAGAACACATAGGAAATTATGTTGATGACAACGGCGATCTTAAAATGCCAAAAGCAGATGTAATGAAAGCAATGGCCTCAGAAAAATTAAAAGCAACTTTTCCACAAAGTTATGAAATAGAAACTGCAATGAAAATGGTTGATGAAAAATTTGATGACATGGGAAAAGCAGTTGAAGAAACTGTAGAACCAACTGTCGAAACAAAAGCAAAACCAGATTTTCTTGACATGGACAAAGACGGCAACAAAACAGAGCCAATGAAAAAAGCGGTAAAGGACAAAGAAATGAAAAAAGAAACAGTAAAAGAAGCTATACAAATGTCAGCAGATACTCCAGAAGAAGGAAATATGTTAATGCAAATTTTAAAATTAGCAGGTGTACGACCAGTTGATGCTAAAATGTTAGGTATGGAGCCTGAACAAGATATGGAACCTAAACACGATATGGATCATGGAGATGATGCTATGGGCAACATGCAAATGGCTAAAATGAGAGACATGATGGTTGTTCCCCAAGAAGAAAAAACAGCTGAAACTTTTGCTAACGAAC